CTTCGTTTAAAATGGTATGGTATGTTCTGGAGACCTAAAACTCCAGGCAAGTTTATGTTAAGATTGAGGGTTCCTAATGGAGTCCTCCATTTTAATCAATTAGAGGTGATAGCAGATATTATTAGTAAGTATGATGGTGGTAGAGCAGATATAACAACCCGTCAGAATTTACAATTACGTGGTATTCTACTGGAAGATTTACCAGAGATTCTTAAGAGTCTGGATTCGGTAGGACTGACTACAATACAATCAGGTTTTGATAACCCAAGGAATGTAACAGGTAATCCTCTTGCAGGTGTAGACCCAGAGGAAATCATAGATACAATACCGTATGTAAAAGAATTAGATAACTATCTTACTGATTGTCATAGAGGTAATAGAGAGTTTTCTAATCTTCCAAGAAAATGGAACACAGCAGTAGCAGGAGCAAAGGACAACTTTCTGCTCCACAACGATATAGTTTTTCATCCTGTAAGGAGATTGGGACAACTGAAGTTTGGTGTATGGATAGGAGGGGTCCTTTCCTCCCAAATGAACGCCTATGCAGTGCCTCTAAACGCTTGGGTAGACCCAGAGGACATTTGCCGTCTTACAGGGGTTATCTGTAGCATCTGGAGGGACAATGGTGAGAGAGATAAGAGACCTAAGGGTAGGTTCAGGCTTTACTTAGACTCAGTGGGTGTAGATAAGTTTAGAGGGATGGTGGTAGAAAGGTTTGGTCCTTTAGATAAGTGGTTTAGTTGTGCTTCCTCTGGATTGGGATCGAAGTTCCAAGAGAAACCCCGTTCACACTTTGGTATTCATAAGCAGAAGCAGAAAGGATTGTACTATGCAGGAATTCATATACCTGTAGGTCGTTTGGATGCTGTAGATTTTTATAGACTTTCTTTACTTAGTAGGTACGGTAGTGGTGAGGTTCGTTTAACAGAAGATCAGAATGTAATCTTGGTTAATATACCAGAAGACCAATTAGATTTTGTGAGGAAGGATGTAATTATAGAGCGTTATTTCCCATTAGAACCAGGACCTGTTGCTGCTGGTACTGTTGCTTGTACTGGTAGTCAGTTCTGTGGGTTTGCTATTACTGATACTAAGGGTGATGCTGAGAGGATAGCAAAAGAGTTAGAGTATGAGTTAGAGATACCAGAGGAAGTAAAGATACATTGGACTGGATGCCCTAATAGTTGTGGTCAGGCATATATGGGTGGTATAGGACTTACTGGTACTAAAGTTAAAGGTGGTTTGGGATATAATATTACAGTAGGTGGTTCACACTTACAGGTAGGAGAAGAATATAAGAAAGGTGTGCCACTTGATGAGTTAAAAGATGTGTTGAAAGAGTTGTTGATAGAAAGTTTTGATGCTAAACTAAGAAAGTTTCCACACCTATGAATAACCTATATAATATAACTTAACAAAACTTTAAGGTTCCAATGTCAGAGTTTCAGATGGCTTTGTTATTTCCTTTTATTCCTTTTTTGGTGCTTATTGTTCTTGAGATAATGCTTCCTAATGATGATAATGATAATGATGATGACTTTGATGGTGGTGTTATGACACCTGTTTATTCTCCTTCCGCAAATCCAGCATAATGCAAACGCTATTGATTTTTTTATCTTTTTTGAATTTTATGTTTTATCCATTGATAATAGCAACTGTTATTGCTATTATTATAGAGCAGGTGATACGAAAGTTTGCTGATTCAGATCCACAGTCTTATTCTGATGCCCGTGCTATTCGTATTTCTATGGGAGTACGTAAGTTCTTTTATAGACAAACATGGATTGTTAATTTTTTATGGCTCTTAGGATATCTAATTGTTATGTTTATGGTCAGGGGTCAATCTCCGTCAGCAATGCCTGATATGATTTGGCAAGGAGGTCTTGACAGAGTTTAATATTCACTATATACTGATGTTGTAAATTCTTAGTTAGATGTTTTTTGAATTTTTAGCAGCAGCATCTGTTGCTCCCCCTTCTCCGTCATGGAAGTGTGAAGGATGCACTCCAGATGAGAAGATTGCATTGGCATATATTCAAGAGAGAACAAATATTACTGATAGGAATGCTCTTGCTACCATCATGGGTAATATTAAGCAAGAGAGTCAGTTTAAGTCTAATATCTGTGAAGGTGGTGCAAGAGTTGCTTATAATAGATGTTATAGTGGTGGATATGGATTGATTCAGTGGACTACTGCTGGTCGTTATTCTGGTCTTGGATCTTTCTGTAAGAAGTATGGTTGCGATCCTAGTTCATTGAAAGGACAACTTCGTTATATGGTGAATGAAAATCAGTTCCAAAAGAACCTTCCTTATTTTGAGGGATCTGGAATGACTGTTGGTTATTATATGAATGCTGCTTACAGTTGGTTGGGATGGGGTATTCATGGTGCTAGAACTAACTATGCATATGATTACACTAAGAAGTTTTCTTTTTCATGACTAACTTAGAAGTTATAGAAGATTGGCGGTATAGTGAAGATAGAATGGAACTTCGTCGTCATGGGTTAACCACTCTTTTGAAGGAGTATGGGTCTGCTTTGGATCAATATGGACAACCACAGTATAGTAATCAATCAATGTATGAGTGTGTCCATGATTGGGTATCTCAGGGTAATGTGAATTGTCTTGGAATTTCGGACCACTATAAAAAATATTATTCATAATGAGTGAGTTTCAAAAAGATATAGGCAAAGAAGTTATTCCTAAGGTAGATAAGCACGGATTTACAATCAAAACACCAATAAGTGATGATGAATGTATTCTTAAGTGTCTTAAGAATTGTGTAAATTTGTGTGGTTTAGATAGAAAACAAGTACAAAGGTTGATTATAGAACGAGGGGGTAAAGTTTTATGAGAAAATTTTTGAGACTAAATAAACTCACTTGATAAAATAAAATGCAAAAATTTGTAAATGTCGTTGCACTGTCGTCTGGTATTGTATCTCTTGCCGTTGTTATCAGTGGCGTATACGTATATGTCAACAAGGATTCCATTGTTGACGGTGTTAAACAACAGGTTATGGAAGCTGTTACTGGATCACTTGGAGACCTTGGTGGATTGGCTGGCGGTTTTGGTGGGGGCGCATTAATCCCTGAAGGTGATGCTGGTATTGCTGGTGCTGGTATTGGTGATGCCGCTTCTGGTGGCGCTGGTGTTTCTGCTCCTCCTGTAGTTCCTTCATTCTGAGTAAGTAGATGAAAAAATTAATTGCGGCACTCATATTGTCTTTGAGTGTTTGTGGGGGAACTCCTGCATCCGCATATGAACTGGAGACTGAAGATTACTTCACTAATGGTTCAATGGGTTGCATGATGATGAGAGAATGCACTAAGAATGTTAAGGAAGTTAAATCCATTAAAGATATTGAGGATTATCAAAGGAAAGATCATTCCCTTATTGCTAATGAATTTAATGATGTTCTTAAAGCAGTAAATGATGTCGGTATTAATGTTTATATTGCACCGATGGAATATTTTTTAATAGGAACTCGTGGTGTATATTATACTGATGGAAATAATATCTTTTTAAATGCTGATATGGTTGAAAGAAGTACCTCCCTCATTTCTACTTTCAGGCATGAAGGATGGCACGCAGTTCAGGATTGTATGGCTGGAGACATTAAGAATTCCTTTATTGCTATTGTGTATCCACAAGATAAAGTTCCCAAATATCTTCAGGCATTATCTGAGAATACTTATACCGCAGCAGATAAAGTTTCATCTGTTATATGGGAGAAGGAAGCATATTGGATGGGGCATACTGAGGGTGCAACAATTAAAGCACTTAAAGCATGTAAGGCAGGTAATATGTGGGAAGAATATCCCCCTACTCCGTTGACTAAACAATTTCTTGTTGAGAAGGGATATATCAAAGAGTGATACCTATAATTGTCCAGGATCCACTTACTTGGGATAATATTAAAGTTCCCCCTGCAATAGTAAGATACTGTGCTGACTGGACAAAGGAAGACCCTTATAAGAAGAATACTGCTGATGTGGAACTTGAATTGTTAGATTGTTATTGGTTTAAGATGGGGTATTATAATGACGAAGGGTTGCTGAATATTACTCCCATTCCAGTGATACCTTTTTATAAATAGCATTAGCTTGTTTGCTGTAATCTAATGCCTGATGAAGTAAAGGAACCAGTTAAAGGATATAATCAGGAACCTGTAAAGAAAGAAAAGAAGAAAGGTATTTTAGGTAAGTTGAAGGAAGGTTTGGAAGACCGCGAAGAGCAGATGGCTATCCTATCAACCTTTGTAAGACTTGGTATTCTTATATGGTCTGGTGGTATTCTTACTCTTGCTTATATTAAACTACCTCCTGCTTTAGGTATACCAGAGCAGAAACTGGACCCGACTTTCATAGCTTCAGTTTTCACTGGAGTTTTAGCTAGCTTCGGAGTTCAGACAGCCAAGAAGAGTGGTGATGGAACTATGAAGATGGATAAGAATGGTAAGCCTGTTGGTGCCGGATACTCTATTACTAAGGAAGACTTGGAAAGATTGATTACTGCTGCATCAAATACTGCACCTACTCAAACAATTAGAATTGAGCAAGCACCACTTAAGATTAGTGTTGATAATGGTGAACCTCCTGTAAAACCTACCATTTAATGTTATGAATAAGTGGTTTGCGATATCTTTGGGTGCTATACTGGGGATAACTCATATAGGTATGATAGGATTAATAGCAAACCGCAAATCAATGCCTGTTATTAATCTTCCTACCAGTGATTATACATCTTATAATGTAGAAGCAACTGAGGATGGATATACTATTCAATACCAGGCAAATGATCCTAAGGTGATGGAGGTTAATAAGGATATCTCAAGACCTGCCGGGTTTCTTGGGTTTGGAAGAGCAGAAGTGCGAACCAAAGAGCAATACACGATGGAGGGGGCTAGGCACCTGGAGAGTAAACAAGGGGGAAAGTTGTCTGCCGCCCAAGTCGAATGTATCAAGGCGGCCGGTGGTGGAGAATCGACCGGCCAGCTTGTGGGGGGTAGTATTGGTGCTAGTGTTGCTACTACTCTTACCTCTATTCCTTATGTTGGTTGGGTTCTTGCCGGTGCTGCTACGGTAATGGGCATGGAACAAGGAGGAGAAATAGGAGGACAAATGGCTATGGATTTTGCAGAGTGTGAGGATATAGATAGTATAGTAGAGGATTAGATATGAATAACTTTCAGAGTGAATCACTTAAGCCATATCCAGGTAAGTTTGAACCTCTTAGGGAAGATAAGAAATTAAAGAACCCTGGTGAACAAGAGGAAATTCTCTCGCAGGATGGCAACTCCGTCCTTTCTACCTTTACCTCATCTCTTGCAGAAGCTGGGGTTCTTTCTTCATTAACAGAAGAAGAGGTTGAAGAGTTAAAATCTGGAGACGCTAGTTCTTTATTAGCTGCTATAGAAAAACAGATTAAATATAACGAGCATTCAGATTTAACTGATGATCAAAAAGAATATTTAGAAGCTATTAAATCTGGAGTACCTCAAAATGTGTACCACGAGGCTAAATCAGATGCTGAAGCTTATGCTAATATTTCTCAGGAACAACTAGAGGCAGATCAAGGAATATGTAAAGAATTAATCAAAAGGGATTTTCTAGTTAAGGGGTTTGAGCCAAAG